CGGTCCTCTTTCTTGGACCAGCCATACGTCAGGCGAACAATAGCATTCAGCACGCGGAACTCACGCCCCGAAAGCTCTACGAAACACAGGGCATCCTGAATCTGGTTAGCAAGGCGAAGATAGCCATTTTCCAGATCGGCCATGCGATTCTCCTGCTGCGCCGGTTGCTGCGCAGGGAATTTGATTACTTTGGCGGTGTTTGACATACTTACTCCTGCAAAGAGTCCAAACGATTTGCACCTGAAAGTCGGTTCTGTTCGCGCAGACCGGCTTTCGCCATTTCTGTAGTTCTCACATACCCCCCAGCATCGACGTAACCATCGTCATCAGCGGCCCTACCTGCTCCGGCATGAGGCGGAACAGCGACGCTATACCCTCGCTTACCTCTTTCAGCTTCTGGTGCTCTGGAGCGTCCAGCAGCACGGCCTGTTTAGCTTCTGCGAGTTCTTTCTCGGCCTCAGCCAGGCGAGACATTTTGCAATCGGCACCGATCAGGCGAGTGCGATACTCAACCGGAAGCACGGCCATGATTGCCGGTGTCAGCTGGCGCACGTTCTCGCGGTACTGCTCGGAGTCGAAGCGGTTATCCAGGAAGCGAAACAGCTTCTGCCGCGCCCGGCTGATGTCTTCCGGGAAGCTGATGGCGGCACCGCCCTGCTCCCGGTATTCGTTGATGATTAGCGCCGAAACGACGTCCTGATTGTCCAGCGCCGACGACCATGCCCGGACCGCATCGCGGATCTTTTCGTGGTCTGGCGCCGTTTTAGCTTGAGCGCGGTTTATCATCGCTCCCGGGTGTATTCCGGTATTGTGTTGATACGCAAGTGAATGCATGGCTTTCCCTTTCGTTGTTGGGGCCGCCGTTAAGCAGCTTTAGGTTTACTGATTTCAAGGATTTGGTTCTCGGTAAACTGACCACCAGATGCAGCTGCGATTTTGGACGCATAACCTGTTTCGCCGGTGTAATCGGTACGCGGCAGGCAGCCGCTGTTGATCCACTTGTAGATAGCGCGGGGAGTACGCCCGCAAGCCTTTGCCACCACCGGTACACGGATTTGCTTGATGATGTCGCCAAGGTTCTTAGGTTGCATTTGTTAACCCTCAAATTGAACTGTAAGTACATATTATGTCGGAACTGATAGTTCACGCAAGTGATATTATGATTGAACCTATGGTTCAAGAAGAAAAAGCGCGTACAGAGTTTTCCCAACGGCTAGCGCTGGCCTGTGATAAAGCTGGTTTACCTGCTCATGGACGTCAGGCTGAAATAGCCAAACGAATGAAGCTCACGCCTAAAGCGGTAAGCAAGTGGTTCAATGGGGAGGCTATTCCACGACGTGGGAAGCTGCAGGAATTGGCGGCTATAATTGGCACGTCCTCGTCTTTCCTGTTGGGCGATAGCGCTGCTGATGGCATATCTGAAGGGCATATGGCGATGAGGGATGATTCTTTCCGTGTAGACGTTTTTGACATTCAGGCTAGTGCTGGGCAGGGAGTTCTCGTGCGAGATGAATTCATTGAAACCATCAGATCCATTGAGTATTCAACCGAAGAGGCTCGCGCCGTCTTTGGTGGGCGCCCAGCTGACCATATAAAAATGATTGCCGTTAATGGCGATTCGATGTCTGGCACGTTCGAGCCGCGAGACCAGATCTTCGTCGACGTCAGTATCGACTGCTTTGACGGTGACGGCATATACATTTTCGTTCTGGATAATGATCTCTACATAAAGCGGCTTCAAAAGCAGCACAAAAAATTAGCTGTGATTTCAGACAATAAAAAATATGAAACCTGGTACATCGAAGATGGTGATTTATCATCTCTTCGTATCTGCGCAAAGGTGCTTGTAAGCCAGTCTAGGGCATACAGATTTCATAGCTGAGGAAGTTAAGCATGGAAGCAAAAAGGATTACTGATCTGAGTAATGGTGGTGCTTTATATGAGCTCGGTGATCACATTATCTCATGCCGATTGAGCCAGGATAGGCGCTGGCAGCTAGGTGCTTTCAAACGTGATGAAAACAAACTCAGAGATGACACTCTGGCGGTTTTGAAGAATGAAAAATTCATGTTTATGGTTAAGCTCGGCGGACAACTTTCTCCCAAGCCTCAATGCATAGCTGTTAACGGGCGATTTTTATTTTCTGTCCATACCGGCAAAGACAACAACATGGCTGCAGCCATAGCCATGGATAACACCGGGAAAGAGTTATTCAAGATAGAAACTTCCACTCACCTCATCAGTTCGGCCATATCTGAATTTGGCCGCTACATCGCCCTATCGTTTGCCGGTAGCAAAAACAAAGATGATTTTTACGCGCACCGGCTTGAGGTCATAAACATTGATACCGGAGAGGTGTTGATGTCCGTTATCAAAACAGACTTCCTTCGATACGCTGAACTTTCAGTTGTTGAGCCAGACGGCGGACTTTTCGCAACTTTCAAAGGTCGCACAAGACTAGTAGATGTGACGAACCTCTAAAATATCCAATCCGCACCCTCCTCCAGATATTACCCACAAAAAATTCTAAAAATTATTTCTCTTTAAAGTTCATAAACATACTTGCATATGAACTTTCCATTCACTTTAAATGTACTTTTGGTACTTTACATGAATGAACTATTGGTACATTATCAATCCATCGAAACGAAACATCGACAGCTGAGCGAAGTTAGCCAGCGGCGGACAGTAAGTCGCCTGCTCATTAAGAATTCAGTCAAGCAGCAAATCACCCGGAGCGCTCCTGGTAAATTGAAATGGCGCCCAATGGGATTGAGGCAGGTGTGTAACGCGTGGCGGGTATAGCACACGAAGAGGACTCCGCACCGGAATGGTTTGCTGCTCAGTTCCCGAACATCGGGGAAGTTTTACCAGCAGCTCTTTGCGAGGGGCTGACGGTAAAAAACTAAAAGGTGAAGCAAATGATAAACGATGAATTTTTTAACTGGCTGATGGTTCTTGGCCTGTGGGTGTACGCCATCTTTTTCGTCGGAAAATGATGATTGTGGCGCTATAGGGAATGTTTTGGGATTGGATGAATGCGGGCTGAACTGCCGTCAGAAAGACGCAGCTGGGAAAAGCTATAAGCGAAAGAACAGCATGGCGCCGTAATCCTACTACGGCCATCCAATCACCAAAGCATTTCTCCCGCATCAGCGGGTAACGACAGAGGGTAGTGCAATGATCATTACAGTTCGCGTCACTGAAAACCCCAACAACATTGGCAACGGATTCTGGGAGATTGGAAGCGTATTCGACGTGGTTGGTGAGACGCCATGCTATTACATCCTGAGTAACAATCACCGTGTTAACAAAGAGCATCTATCTATAGCTGGCACGGCATGCAATGGGCATAGCGTAAAAGTAGAAATTTTGAATCAGGTCGCTTAGGCGGCCTTTTTCATACCTCAGTCGCTTCACCGAGGCGGCTTAGTTATGACAACCGGCGGCCATCCACCGCCAAGTGAAACACTGAATAAATGCGTTGAAGTCTTGTATTAACCGTTCCGTTCGCCGCGATAAGGCCAAGAGGAAGTCATGGTAAACCAGCAGCAGATCAGAGAGGCCCAGCGACTCGCTTCGTTCGCGGTACTCCATCGCAATGCTCCGGCGTGGGAAGAAGCAAAGCGCCTTTACGCCGTCGCCATCGGGAGGACTCTTCACTGATGGAAACTTTATTCGCACTCGTCCTGACCGTGGCAATGACCAACGGTGATTATCAGGACGTCATTCTCGGTATTTACGACAGCCCGCAGGAGTGCAGCCAGGCGGCTTCAGAGCAGAAAGTGTCAGCCGAATGCTGGCCGGTAGAAAGCATCCTCCGCAACGGCGAGTTCCCGGCGAAATCCATCGCGCAGCAGTAACCACCCTATTCAACCGATCTGCCTGGCTCAATGCGGGCGGGATCTGCACATCCAAATTTCAGGAGAAACCATGAGCGAAGTAACGGACTTAACTGTCATCGAAATCAAGCCGGAGCAGGCGCCAGTGCTTTACAGCGCGGGTGGACTTAATGGCTTTCTCGAGCAAATCCGCGAGTTGGCTAAAGAAGTTCCAGACGTTACCACTAAAAAAGGCCGTGACCGTATTGGCAGCCTTGCGCGCATGGTTGGCTCCAGCAAAACAGCTATTGAGAAGCCTGGCCGTGAATACCTCAAGCGATTGAAAGAGGCGGTTAAGCCTGCTGAAGAGGAGTTGCGAGTATTCACCAGAGAGTGCGATGCCATTCGTGACGCAATCCTTAAGCCCCGCGAAGAGTGGGAAGCCGAGCAGGAACGCATTAAGGCTGAAGAAGCCATGAACGCGATGCACGCCGAAGCACTGGTGATGAACGAGAGCATCGATTTGCAGCGTGCTATTCAGTTCGAAGCGGACCACGAAATGGCTCTGCTGATGAATAAGGATTTTGACCGTGACCGCGAAGAGCAGCGCCGCCTGGCGGAACAGGCTCAACGCGAGCACGAAGAGCGCATTAAGCAGGAAGCAGCTGACAAAGCCAAGCGCGAAGCCGAAGAGAGGCATAAAGCGGAATTGGATGCTGCAGCACGTCGCGAAGCTGATGAGAAAGCTCGCGCTGATGCCGCCGAGCGTAAGCGCAAAGAAGATGCTGACCGTGCAGAACGTGAGAAGCAGGACGCAATCGCAGAAGAAAAACGCAAAGCGCAGGAAGAAGCAGATCGCATCAAGCGTGAAGCTGAAGCGAAAGAGAAAGCCCGTCTGGCCGAAGAGCAGCGCAAAGCCGACGAGCAAGCCAAGCGCGAAGCTAACGTGAAGCATCGCAAGACGGTCGGCACCAACATCGTTAACGCGCTCACCAGCCACACCAGCCTAACCCGCGAACAGGCTATCGAAGTGCTCACCGCACTGAAAGATGACCTGATCCCCTGCGCGAAAATTCATTACTGAGGCAACCATGAACGCATACCTCACTTACGACCGAATCGAAGATCGGCGCTGGGTTGAGCAGCAGCTCACCGATGAGAAAGAGAAGTGGATCGACGACCGGGCGCAGCAAATCATCGACATGATGCCAAAAGAGCCGTCCGGCCTCTTCCACTTCACGGTCCCGATTGACTCCAGCCCATACGAAGGACTTCGCAGCGATAAAGCTGGCGAGGCCTACAACGATTTCATTTCGGCAGTTGCTAACGCCCAGGCGGAATACGACTGGGAACACCGTACCGGCTGCCCGTTTTAATTTTTGAGGGATTTAACAATGAGTACTGCACTTTCCACCATGGCTGGGAAACTGGCCGCTCGCCTCGGCATGGATGCCGGTACAGACCTGATGAATACGCTGAAGAACACAGCATTCAAAGGTGGCAACGTCACGGACGAGCAGTTCACTGCCCTGCTGATCGTCGCCAACCAGTACGGCCTGAACCCATGGACCAAAGAGATTTACGCATTCCCAGATAAAGGCGGGATTGTCCCGGTCGTCGGCGTTGATGGATGGGCTCGCATTATCAACGAACATCCTCAGTTTGACGGCATGGAGTTCTCTTACGACAAAGAAGAAGGCGCGTGCACCTGCAAGATTTACCGCAAAGACCGCAAGCACCCGACAATCGTCACCGAGTACATGGGCGAGTGCAAACGCAACACTCAGCCATGGCAGTCCCACCCTACCCGCATGCTTCGCCACAAGACGCTGATCCAGTGCGCACGACTGGCCTTTGGTTTCGCTGGTATCTTCGACCAGGACGAGGCAGAGCGAGTAATTGAAGGAACAACGGCAGAGGTTCATGCGGGCCATGAATCAGATAGCCGCCGCCCGGATCTGATCGCAAAAGGTGAGTCCGCCGCGCGCCTTGGAACCGTTAAGTATCAGGAGTTCTGGGTGGCGCTGAGCGCTGAAGAGAAGCAGGTGATCGGCGCAGTTGAGAAGCGACGCATGTATAACATGAGTCTTGCTGTCGACAACGCCGAACCTGTCAATGCCGCAGAGACGGAGGCTGAATGATGGAGCAACGCACCCCTGAATGGTTTGCTGCGCGCTGCGGCAAGGTCACCGCGAGTCGCCTGGCTGATGTCATGGCCCGGACTAAGTCGGGCTACTCCACCAGTCGCCAGAACTACATGGCCGAGCTGATTTGCCAACGGCTGACCGGGAAGCTGGAGGAAGGGTTTTCGAATGCCGCGATGATGCGCGGCACTGAACTTGAGCCAGTGGCACGCGAAATGTACGCGCTGAATGAGTTCGATGCGGCAATCACTGAAGTTGGACTCATCGATCACCCAACCATAACCGGATTCGCAGCCAGCCCGGACGGACTTGTTAACGACGACGGGCTTATCGAAATCAAATGCCCAAACACCTGGACCCATCTTGAAACGCTGAAAACTGGCGAGCCAAAGCGCCAGTACATGCTGCAAATGCATGCGCAGATGATGTGCACCGGGCGGAAATGGTGTGATTTCGTTAGTTTCGATGATCGCCTGCCGCCTGACCTCGCCTATTTCAAGAAGCGGATTCATTTCGATGAAGCGCTGGCGCGCGAAATCGAATCTGAGGTTAAGAGCTTCCTTGCAGATCTGGAATCGGAAATTCAGAAAATCACAGAGCATGCAGCATGAAACGCACACCCTTTTACCGCAGGCCCGGGCGAACCGGGCAATTCTCCGGCCTACGTGAGCGCGTTATCTGGATGATTCAGACGCGCGGCCGCCCGGTAACCGGTAGCGAAATCGCTGAGAAGTTCGGCGTAACTCTCATCGAGTTTAACCGGGTCGCCAACGGCATTACCCGCGGCTCCGGACAGATAGCGCAGATCGTTGAGTCGGAAAAATGGCTCAACGAGGACGGCATCTGCGACCGGACATTCGACCTGGTCACGAAGCCAAAGGTCGTAACGCCGCAAGGTAAATCGCGCCTGTTCACCCGGCGCGCCATAGAGCAATCGCAGGAAGGTAGACGGCAGGAATGCATTGAACGTGCCGCCCGCCGTCGCCGCCTCATTGCTCAGGGCCTCTACATCGATGAAATGGAGTCAGTGCTATGAAAGCGTGGTCACTCGAAGAGCTTGCGCTGCTTTGGCGGCACTCAAACGCTGAAGTCGCGGAGATTTCCGGCCGCAGCATTGAAGAGGTCGGAGATAAGCGGTTGCAAACCAATATTGAGCGTAATGGCTGGGATGTTAAGGATCCTGAGCGGGAGGATGCATGAGCAAAGTAGGCGATTATTTCTTTGAGTTCCCGGCGTCGCGCGGCATGCAGGGTAGCACGGCGACTTACATGATCACGGCACCTGCCCGCGCGCTGACGCGCATACTTGCCTCCGACAATCACGGCAGCACGCTCGAGCGCTCTCAACGCGAAATCAATCAGGCGCGCGTGAAGAAGTTTTACCAGTACTTAGTCAATGCATACCAAAATAAAGAGCCCTTCATCATCCCGCCGCTGGTCGGCAACTGCGACGCGGATATTGAGTTTGAAGAGTTCGGCAATACGAATGTGGGCGTCGCACGCTTCCCTATGGATGCAGTGATCAAGCTGTTCGACGGCCAGCACCGCGCCGCCGGGTTAGCTGAGTTCTGCCGGACTTACGGAGAGCCAATCAGCATCCCGCTGATGCTGACCCATAATCTCCCACTGAAGGCACGCCAGCAGTTCTTCTCCGATATCAATAACAACGTCTCGAAACCTTCCGCTGCGATCAACATGGCCTATGACGGGCGTAATGAGGTGGCCCAGGGGATGGTGTCATTCCTGTCTCAGCACGACACCTTCTCAAAGGTTACAGACTTCGAGCACAACGTAGTTCCGGCGAAAAGTAAGTTATGGGTGAGCTTCAAGGCGCTTAGCGACGCGACGGCCAAGTTTGCCAATGCGGGCAGTAAGCCGCTGGAAATGGGTGACATCGAATCCATCTGGGAGGTCTGGTTGTCCCTGACGCAGATCGAAGCGATTCGGCATGGCACCAGCCAGGCAGACTACAAGCGTGACTACATTCAGTTCCACGCGGTGATGATCAATGCCTTCGGCCACGCCGTTCAGCGGCTGATGGCTGACCACTCAATAGTCGATATCGTCCAGATGATTGAGGATCTGGCAAGCAATGCGGGCTCCTCTGAGATGGAAGACTTCTTCCTGATCTCGCGATGGGGTGGCGTATGCGTCAATGCCGAAAAAGACCGTCCAACGGTCATTGCCTCCGTTCCGGCGCAGAAATCTGCTGCAGACCGTCTCGTCAAAGTTATCCTGGCGAAAAGCCTTGAGGAGTAGTTATGACAATGCAGATGCACTCAATGCCCTGGCCTGAATCTCAGGCCATCTTTTTGTCAAAAACCTACCTTTACATGAACATGGATGAGCTGTGCAAAAGGTTACAACGCACCAAAGCGTCTATCCAGATGAAGGCCAGCAGCATGGGTCTTTACCGCTGCGGGAAATTAACCATCGACGATCTGCAGCTGATTGAAGCCCTGCTTGATGCCGGTCTTGAGCATGCGGTTATCGCCAGAAAGTTCGAACTCTCCGAGCCTCAGCTAATGAGGGTTCTGGAAACGGGAGCCTTTCATTGCGATATCTGCGCCACGTTCTCCGCGTCTATGCGTTCCTCCTACTGGAAATTCGACGGAGAGCCGCAAAGGACTTATAGCTGCTGTCCGGCGTGTTGCCGCGCGATGGTTGAAAGCTTTAACGCAGGACACGATGGGCCGTTGCTGGCACGCAGACGGGAGGCGGCATGACTGATTACACCGGCAGCAACACGCCATCGGATCAGCGCGACCTATGGCGCACTCCACCAGCCCTTTTCGCTTCCCTTGATGCTGAGTTTTGCTTCCAGCTTGATGCCGCCGCAGCGCCGCATAACGCGCTGTGCCGGAAGTTCATCACCGCCGAGCAGAACACGCTCGAAACGCCATGGG